GGAGATATAGTAGGGGCCGTCTTCTTAGGGTCAAGTTGTGAATGTGAAGTTATTGAAATCACAGACAAGAAGAGTAAACTGTATAAATTAAGAATGAAATCAGGAACAATACTACCTGGAGTAACCTGGTTTAAAAATTTAGATGCAAAACAAAAGAAAAATAAGCCATGGCATATAGTAAAATACTTAGGACATAAAGAACCTAAAGTCATTGAGAAGGATAGTATTCAGAAAGCAGACTTAGACAAAGCTATAGCTAAACAAAAGAAATTCTTACGAGGTGAAATCAAGGACTAGTGCATATTTATTATAAAATTATTAGAGAATATTAGGGAACAACTATGAAGATATCAAAGTTAAAAGAAATAATAAAAGAAGAATACTATAATATTCTTAATGAAGCATTTGCAGACCCAATTATTAGAAAAGTATCAAAGATGGGTGGTATCAAAGCAAGTAGATATAATAACTGGTTCAAGCGTTTTGCACATACACATAGTATAGCATGGGATAAACTTCCTGCAGGAACATTAAATAAATCAACTAACATGAATGATCCTATGATCAAGACAGGATTGGTATTCTGGGTTAATACACAAAGAAAACAAAATCCATATGGTGGAGGTAGATATTGGGATACAACTATACCGGAAGGTGTTATGGCTGTGACATTAATGGGTAAAGTTCAATATGATGGCCGTGAAGGAGTTGGACCAAAAGGTGTAAGTAAATACGGTGATGCATCAGGACATGGTAAACGTGGAACATTACAACTTAAAAAATTAAAAGAAATAGCTGATGAAATTTATGTAATGGATTTTGAATCATTCAGAGGTGGAACTAAAGCATTGAAAGCTAAAAGAGCTGAATTAAAATTAGGTAAAGATAAATTCAAAGATGCGCCATCATGGAGGCGTGCAAATCTTAAAAGATATAAAGATATTCTAAATGCAAGAGTAGGAACAAGAGATAATGTAGATGCAATGGTTGCTAAGATAGTTAAGTTTGCAAATGATGCAGTTGCAGAAGGAATGGCGGTAATTAAAGTAGGTAGATATGATGAATTAGTAACTCATATTAATGGGAATGAAGTTGCAATGAAAGATGTTACATCTGCAATGTCAAGATCATTGAGATACTATGGTGAATATATAAGACAAGATAATGCTGCAGAAAGAGAAAAGGAATCAGGATATGGATCTTATAACCAAGATGCATCAAAAGAGACTGCAGGATATATTAAACAAATATTAAAAGCATTTGAAACAGGTAAAGGAGTTGATAGATTTTAATATAAAGGGTTATAATCATGGCAGTTAGAAATTCATTCACTCATATTCAGAAGAAGCATAAGAAAAGACCTGGTGTACATTCCAAGTCTAAAACATCTAACTGTAAAAATTCTAGACATTATAAGAAAAAATATAGAGGTCAAGGTAGATAATATAAAATTAGGGTCAATATTATGGGTCATTGGGAAGATTTTTGGTGGGAAATCACCGAATCAATAAATTCAAAAGGTTTAAAAAAAGAATTTGATGCACAATTGAAAAAAATGAATCATCAAGAAGAACATAGATACAAAGAAACTCGTGAAAAGTGGAGATACGCTCACGATAAAGTTATAAAAACAGAAAAAAATGAAAGCAATACTAGGAAACTTCAAAAAAATATCTGAAACAGAATTTCATCTTAAGAAAACATTACAATTTGCTAAAGTAGGACTGGATACAGATGGAAACGTACGTACAATTGACTACGAAGATAAACAAAATATTGAAATAGGTGATATTTTAACTCATTTAGATCAAGATTATGAGATAAAAAATATTAATACTGATAAATTTGATTATTTACAGGTAGAAGTAGCAGCTGTTGTACAAGAACAAGACGTACCTGATAAATCAAACTTTGTTCCTAGAAAAATGTCTCCTAGAAAACCTAAAAAACGACCTGTAGTTGTAGAACCAATACCATTACCAGAAGATAAAGTAGAAAAAATTCTAGAAAAATTAGAAGAATCTAAAACAGAGTTTACAAAAACTGTTAAACCAACGCCTATGGTTACTAAAACCCATAAACGTGGTGTAATTAAACGGTTAGCTGGATGGATTTCCTCTAAACTATCATCATATTCCAATAGTTAATTCCTTCCTTCTCCATATTTATATTAAAATAATAATAGGAGATTTAGTATGTGGCCAATAGTAGTAGGTGCAGCACTTTTAGCAAGAAGAAGGAGAAAAAGACGTAGACCAAAAGTAACGGTTAATCGTCCACCTTCACCTGGAACATCAGGTCCTATTGATGCGGCATATGATAATTTAATATCTGCATTTAAAAGACCTCCAGTTAAAGGAATTCCTCCTGGTAATGGATATGTTATGATTACTAATAGAGATGATCATGAAAAACAATTTTTAGGTCGTGTATTAGATTTTGATGTTAATAGAGGATTTATGGGTAGAGGTGAATCTGAAAAAGTTTTATTAGATGGTCATGTTATATATGAAACTCAAATACGTGGAGCATCATTACGTAAATTACAAGAACGTTTTATGGAACTATTTGAAGTAGAACAATTATCTGGATCGCAAGTTGCAAATATATTAGCAGAAGATGAAGATGATCCAATGATGTTTGGAGATACAGCTGATATGGATTCTGCTATAGAAGATAGGATTGATGCTGAATTAGATGAGTTAAGAGAACAAATGGAGGAGGAATATGCAGAACGATTTGAACGTGAATATCAAGCTAGATTCAAACAAGAATATCCTGGTAAGTTTAGTGATGATTATCAAGAACATTATACTGATATGGTTCAAGAAGAATTAGATGATGTGGTAGATGACCATGAAGATCTTTATCATGAATATATTGTAACTCCTAAACATATAAGATATAAAAGGTAAGTTATGGCATACGGATATGAATTTCAAAATAGAGAAAATGATACCCTATATAAAGGAAGGGATTTAGAATTTGTTATAGATGATGAAAACGATCTAGGAGAAGTATACTTAGATGGTAATTTAATATTCCAACAAACAGAAGTATATTCTGATCAAGACTTGCAACGTAGTTTTAAAGATGCATTTGAAACTGTACAATCTGAAGATGGTACTTTAGACCGAGATTCGTTTGATACAGATGAAATAGGAATGGATAAAGAACCTGTATTTGTATCTGATGATGAAATAGACGTTGATGATGAATTAGAGGCTATTGGAGAAGATGATGATATAGATTATGACGATCCAGGATTACAAGAAGGTATGTATACTGCAGGTGGTGAATATGCAACTGTAGATGGAAGAGAATTTATAGGAGATTATCATCTACACCCAAAATATGGTGCAATGATAGGAAAGTTCCATTCAGATAGACCACATGGAAGATTGGTAGAATTAGATATCACAGATGTTCAAGCAATTCGTGATATGGGAAGAGACCCATTTACAGCGATTGATTATACAACAGATATGGATGAAGAAGAATTTGGTGATTTAGATGATGGAAATTACTAGCTTCAGCATATTTATTTTAAAGAATAACTAAAAGGAGAAACGTTATGAGTACAACTCAGTTATATGATACATTGAATAACCTTTGGGAAGAGTTTCAAGAAAATCATAGAAAATTTACCGATAAAGGTAATAAGGCAGCAGCAACAAGAGCAAGAAAGTCAATTGGTGAAATAAAAAAATTAGTAACCGATTATAGAAAGCAATCAGTATTAGAAAGTAAAAGATCATAATAATATGGCACGATTAACAAATCAACAACTGCATGATGAACTTTTATCAATTAAAGCAGATGTAAAGGAAATTAAAATTAGATTATTAGATCCAGATGATGGAACTATATCTAGAGTTAATCGTAACACCGATTTTAGAAAAAAAGCTAATGGCGCATTATGGTCTGTATGGATCGCGGTATTAGGTATTTTAGGCAAACTAATATTTTGGAATTAAACAATGGACGGAAAAGATTTAAAGAATAGAATTAAACAAATAATACGAGAAGAAGTTAATCAATTGATTAAAGAAGAATCGTATAAATTTGGAACACTAGCAGATCCTAAAGATATGGACCCAAACGACCCAATGGTAAAAGTATCTGGATTTGCAACTTTAAATCGATCGTCTATTAGAGGTCAGGTGGTAGATAGGTTATCTGGAGCATTAGCTACTGCAAAGGATGCAGCAAAAGGTGGACCTAATTCTTATCAAGCGTATAAACAATTACAAGATTTAATAAGTGACGCAGGTATATTATATAAATTAATTGGAGCAGAATTAGATATAGCTAATCAATTAGAGTCAAAACGATTGAAAGGTGGTAGAAGGTCAATTCCAATTCCAAAACAATAATTATTATGAAACGATCATATATTAAAGAATTAGTAAAAGAAGAATTACAAAAAATAAAAAACGAAGCTGCCGGAAGAGCAGTTTCAAGAGGTACGGTTACAGACAACACACGACTAGCAATGGTATTATCCAGTCTAGGGAAACGTGCAAAAGGATCTTTCCAAAAAAGGAAAGTGGTTTCACAGGTGATATTGAAATTAGCTGCGGCATTGGAAATAACACCTAACGAAGTTTTAAGAGCTTACATAGATTATAAAAAAGATGCAAAAGGTGAAGCATCAACTAAGGTAAAAAAAGATGACTAAAGATTTGGTACTTTGAATAATATTTTATATATTATACATAGTATTATGATTTAGGAGAAATTTACTCTACTCACGTGGAGTACATAAATTAGAGAGCTCCTTACATAAAAAGCCAATATTGGCATAATAAAACAAAGGAGAAATTTTATGAAAAATTTGATTTTAACATTAGCATTAGTTTTCGGTTTTACCGCAGCTAACGCTCAAACAGCAGGAGACTGGTACGTAGGAACAGGTGATGTAGCAAATACAGCTTGGACTGAATGGTCAGTATCTCCAACAATTGGATATGGTGTAATGGAAAACCTAATGGTAGGTGCTTCAGTAAGCCAAGTAGATTCAACAGCAGATATGGATATAGACTTCCATGCAAGATATTTTGTAAAAGGATATTTTGCTTATTTAGCAACTGACGGTCTTTCTACGGAAGGAATGTCAATCGGAGCTGGTAAATTATTTACTTTAAGAAGTAATATTTACGTAGATCCTAAAATCGTTTATAATACAGGAACTAAGACTACAAACCTTACATTAGGGTTTGGGTTTAAGTTTTAATTAAGTAACAGTAAACGAGCTCTCTAATTAGGCAATTTTGCCACAAAACAATTAAATAAAAAAGAGGATAAATTATGGATTCAGTAATTAAGTATGTAACCGGATTTTTCGGTGGATTGTTATCTATCATGATGGCAGTTATACCTGTATCAATCTTATGGTATGTATTAACAGGTGGTGCTATATTTAACATGGATGTAGTAGCAAATCTTACAGCTTTAATCAATTCAATTGGTCAAGGTGGATTTGTTGGACTAGTAGTATTAGTTATCTTAGTATCATTTTTTACTAAAAAATAATTAGTTTAATTTGTTATATAATTAGAGAGGTGCACTTTTGTGCACCTTTCTTACTATAAACTTTTTCAAAAAAAGCTGGTAAAAGATTTGGTTAATTGAGATTTTTTTCTTATCTTTATATAAATAAAAAAGGTAAGAGGTCTAGCCAGAAGTAGACCTAAATTAAAAATTAAAAAATGATAGTAAAAAGAAATTCAGTTCATGAAATGGTAGATGCCTTAAAAAATGTAGGGCCAATGACCGAAACAGAAATATTTAAAGCAGCATTTGGATATGATAGAAATAATTCAATGCAATCAAATAAGAAATATGCAGATATGTTACGAAGAGGCATGAAGAAAGGTCTTATTGAAAGAGTAGAATGTGAAGGTCTTGGAAGAGCAAAGTTTGCATATTATGCTCCTAGAATAGAAGTACCTTGTTCTGCAACATTAGATAATGAATGGGCTAACGAATCTATATAATATGAGTAAAGATAAATGGGTAATATTCGATTTAGATGGCACGTTAGCCAACATCGAAGTACGTAGAAAATTAGCATCTAAGTCTGGTAAAATGGATTGGGATATATTTTTTTCAGATAAACTTGTTGCGTCTGATGAACCAAATCAACCAGTAATTATGATGGCTCAAGCGCTAAAAGCTTTTGGATATAAAATAGCAATATTTTCAGGTAGAAGTGCATCATCAGAACAAATTACTAAAGACTGGTTAAAAGAATATGAAGTTGAATATGATATATTAAAAATGCGTCCTATTAAACATCCATTCAAATTTATGCCTGACGAAAAATTAAAATTAGGTTGGTTTGAAGAAGTATTTGTTAATCCTGAAGATATGGACGAAGTAGAAGTAGTAGCAGTATTTGATGATAGAGATAAAGTAGTTAAGATGTGGAGAGAGATAGGTTTAACATGTATGCAAGTAGCACCAGGAAACTTTTAAAAACTTTTCATGAAAAGTATTAGGACTTACGAGAAAAAGTTTTTATATTTATATATTATTAATCATAAAAAAAAATTAAGAAATGGCATATTATACAGCTAAGGTTAGAATCGCAGTAGATTCATCGAAAGGAGTAAAAAGAGTAACAGAAATGTATTTAGTAAATGCAAATTCTGTAACCCATGCGGAAGCAATGGTAACAAAAGACTTTGAAGGTTCAGGAATTGACTTTGAAGTTAAAGCAGTATCTAATTCTAAGATTATTAAGGTAATCGAAAATAATTAAAAAATAATAAATTAAAAATTAAAAATTAAAAAATGGCAAGAAAAAGTAAAGTAGCAGTACCAAAGTATCAGATAGGTGATAAGGTAATAGTTCAAACTAAAGATTGGGATGGACAAAATTCAAAACTTCAAGTTGGACTTATTACAAATGTGCATGTAGCTGGTAAGAAATTAAATAGTAAAAGATCTTATGATATAAGAACGGAAGCAGGTTCAGGATTAATATATACATCAGTTGATGAACCTAAATCTAGACAATCAATTATATCTAGTATTACAAATGCATGGATTGAAAATGGAGGAACTAATAATATGTTTATTCATAAGAAACATGGTCATACAAGAGGTAATTATATTGCAGGAACAAAATTGAGAGCTGATGGAGAAGAAATGTCAAGTGAGTCATCTACTCTAGGACATTTTGAAAAGTATAATGACTTTGTATTTCCAACTCAAGGACCAAGATCGTTTTAATATGAAAGTAACAAATAAATTTCAGAGAAAGGTCTTAAAAAGACATCCAGATGCATCATTAACGTATACCGAAACAGGTGTACGTGTAATGGTCGGTGATACATACTTAGCAGAAGAATTCTATTTACCTGAAACACATGATGTGGAGAAGGCTTGGGAATATGCTGCATTAGCATGTAGAACAAAACAGCAATTTAATAGAACACATCCTATGCGGATGGATTTATCTGACATTGAGAGTAAGATAAATAGAATTAATAAACGTCGAGGAGCTCGACATAAACGTAAATAATATTATGATGGAAAATAGAAATCCAGAAGGATATGACGGAGCATTAGATGAAAACTTTGATGGCCGTGAAGAAGTAAGTACCCAAGAGGTATTTGAAGAACAAGTAAAGGCTCGAGAAGAGTCAGAAGCAGCTGCTGATAATATAGATGCAGTTCCAGAACCTAAAAGTGAACCAGTTCAAGAAGAACCAATTGATTTAGATTCAATTGATGGTCAACCATTAACTCCAGAAGGATTTGCTGACCTAGATGATAATTATCTTAAATCAGATCCTCAAGTAGTAGGTTATAGATCATTAGAAGAACAAGAAGTTATGTATGATTTTATTGCTTCTAATTTTGATTGTACACAAGAATCAATTCTTGATATTGGTTGTGGTAGAGGTGACTTTTTAAGACACGTACAAGAATTATATCAAGCAGATATTAAATATCATGGTATTGATATGAACAAGATATTAATACAAACAGCAAAAGAAATGAGCCCAGGCGCAACATTTACTGCTAGTAATTTATTTAAATTAGATGGAAACTTTGCATCTGATTGGGTAATTAATATTGGAGGATTATCTATAATGTACGAACCAGTTAAAGAAGACTTTGACATTATGGATGCATTAAAAAATACTGTTACAAAGATGATGGAATTAGCTGATACAGGAATAGTAATCTCATTATTAAGTATGAATACATCAGAAGATTATGATGAATCATACATGGTATATGATCCAGTTGAAGTTCTAGATTGGGCTTTAAATGAGTATGGACAATTAGGAGGAAATGTAAGACTAGATCATAGTGTTGCAGATTCAATATTTACATTAACAATTTTTAAATAATATAAGATGAGTATAAACTTAACTTCGGCGCATGATAAAAAGAAGACTCGCCACCTTGGAAAACTTTGGTCAACAATTGACTTTGAATTAAAAGAAAGCGTTAACGCTACAGATTTTAAATATGCAAAAATGAAACCAGTTATTGGTAAAATAGAAATAGGAGGAAGGTCATTTGATGTGACATATTCTGAACTTAATCAATTGATGCGTACATGTAGTGCAGCAATGGATGTTGCTGAAAAAGCATATCGTATGGGTAAATGGGGACAACCACAGAATAGGTAATGGGATTTCATAAACGGTATATTGATGACGAGCAGATAATTGACATCTATAGAAATAATGGATGTCAAGCTGTTATCGATTGGTATCAAAAAGGAGTTGATGCCATAATATTGTCAGGAGAGTTATCAGAAACCGTTCATACGTTATTAAATATATTAGAAGTAGATAAAATAAGAGGCTTTAATAGAATTTCTGAAGTAATTTCTGAAGCTTCTTTATTAAAAGGTAACAAAAATTGATATTTATATAAAATGAGCAAATTTGGATTATATACAAAGAATAGTAATGAGTCAAATCAACATATCAACGTATGTGACATGCCATCTATTAATCAAGCAGAAGCATACTTTGCAGGTGTTAAACAATTGACTTTAGAACAATTTCGTAATCTATTTATTGTAAAAGAAATAGGAAGTGGAACTACAAATAAAGGATTGTTATATGCAAATAGATAGTATACATATAGATGAACAAGAATTTGATATATTTCTAAGCCTGAAAAAGAAAGATAAAATAGCTTTCTTATCAGATACAATTTCATATGGTATAGATACTGCAATGTCTAGACTCACAATATTTCAAGAAGATGCAGATGAAATTGAATTTGAAGCAGACTTTGAATTAGATCAAGAACCTACACGTGGAACCAAAGAATCAAAAGAAATCATTAATGCATTGTTTCAAGATACATTCTATGAAGAACAAACTTGGAATAAGAATAAATTAAATATATTGCTAATTAATAATTCGGTTCATTTGAATTCGAATAGTTTAGCATGGATTCGTAAAGTAGTTTTAAAACTCTTTATGGATGGACATGTTATTGTAAAAAATACACATGCAAAAAAAATTCCTGGAATTGATAAGTATAGATATTACAGGTGCTATGATATAGTTGGCCAAGTACCGCCAATTTGTCTTAGCTAACATATATATTAATAATCGGACAATACTTTGCGGGTTGGCTGGTTATGTTAAAACATTGTTTAACAAAAATAAAATTATTTAAGGAGATTTATTATGACACAATTAACACATTTTGGCACATCGCCATTCGACATCCTGTTTAGGGATTTTTTCAAATCGGAGGAAGAATTTGCTCCGTTCAACCAAATCAGAGTTAACCATCCAGTAGATATATATGAGGCCAAAGATGGTCTTAATATTGATATTGCATGTGTTGGACTTACAAAAAAAGATATTGATCTTACTATAGAGGGAGATATCCTGCGAGTAGAGTATAAGAAAGATAAAGGCTCTAATGATGCAGAATACATTCAAAGAAATATTGCAAAGCGATCATTTAACTTTGGATGGAGAATTAGTAGAAGGTTCGAATTAGGTAACCTAGAAGCTAAATTACAAAACGGTTTACTACATCTTTATGCACCGCTTGCTGAAGATCAAAAACCAAAATCAGTTACAATTAAGTAAATAATTATGCCAACCCGCAATTGGCCGGTTTAAACCTGGTTATAAGAACTAATAACATATGCTACAAGTAGGACATTATATAGATTTCAATGGTAAGAAACTTATGGTAAAACGAGCCTTTAGATTAGATCGTTTAAACCCAAATTTTGATACCAATATTATGAAACAATGGACCATGACTGATATCTTATTAAAGAAAGAAGGTTGGTTATATTGTTGTGAAACTCTCCAAGATGCAGAAATCATTTCTGAAGAATCACTTGGATAATTGAAAAATTTTTCTTATATTTAAATATGAATAAAAAGGTAAGACTAGGTTATGCTTGCGTTAATATGACATTAACGAATAGACCTAAAAAAGCAGGAGGTAGAGTAACTACTTCTAGGACGGCACGAAAAGCAACGTGGTATCCCGATCGTAATTATGAACTAATAGGTGAACGTGCCTTAAAGAATGCAACTGATTTATTACACTATTTACAATGGAATATTGAACATGATATAACATTGTTTAGAATAGGTTCTGAATTATTTCCATGGCATGATCATTATGAACTAAATCAATTACCTCAAATCAAAGAAATCTCTGATAGATTATATGAAGCCGGCGAATATGCTCGTAAACATAATATGAGGTTAACTACACATCCAGGACCATTCCATGTATTAGGTTCTCCAAGACCAGATGTTGTAGAAAAATCTATTATAGGTTTAGAACGTCATTCAGAAATGTTTGACCTAATGGGTTATAAACCTTCTTTTGAAAATAAAATAAATATTCATGTAGGAGGTGCATATGGTGACCATAAATCAACGGCCGAACGATGGATTAAGACGTGGCATAGATTATCAGACAATCTTAAGTCTAGATTAGTTTTAGAAAATGATGATAAGGCTAGTATGTGGTCAACAAAAATGATATATGATTATTTCTATAAAGAAATTGGAATTCCAATTACATTTGATTATCATCATCATACATTCCATCCAGATGAGTTATCAGAAGAAGAAGCTTTACGGTTAGCAGCTAGTACATGGCCAGAAGATGTTAGACAATGTTGTCATTATTCGGAAAGTAGAGCTCGTGAATACCAAGATGATAAGATTAGAAAACAAGCACATTCAGATTATATCCGCGATGAGATTAGAACATATGGATTAGATTTAGATATAGTAGTTGAAGCAAAAGCCAAAGAATTGGCAGTTTTAGAACATAGAAGTTTATATAGACAAAAAAATAGGCCAATATTGGCCGGAGTTAGTTAAAATATAATATATTAATCTATTAATAATATTAATAATATATATTTATAATAAATAATAATTTAAAAATAATTATGCATAAGCATAGTCAAACCACCTAAAAAAAGGAGAAAAGTTATGAGTACAGTAAAAAATGCACCACAAGTGAAGATCCAATTGGATGAAGCTGATAATATGATACAAATCTTACAAGATGTAATTAGACGCGGAATGAAAATTGATCCATCTGAAGCACAACGTAGATTTAAAGTTATACGTGACAAAATAAAATACGCTCAAGATAATATACAAAACTAAAATGAAAAAACGATTCTTTCCATTTTTAATAGGACTTGCGGCACTAGCCGTCTCTGGTTCTGCAGCATTTTATTCAGTTTTTGGACTAAGTAAATTGTTTGCAGGAGCTAGTCTACAAGTTATTATAATGGCCGGATCGTTAGAATTTGCAAAATTAATAACCGCTTCTTTATTATATCAATATTGGGGTACAATAAACAAATGGTTACGAGCTTATTTATCTATAGCAGTATTTGTTTTGATGATAATAACATCTGGTGGTATATATGGATTCTTATCTGGAGCTTATCAAGAAACAGCAACTAAGTCAGAATTTCTAGATAAATCATTAATTGTATTACAGACTAAACAAAATAGATTCGAAGAACAAAAAACAGATCTTAATTTAGAAAAGACACAATTAAATACAACTATTTCTGATTTAAGAACATCGCTCTCAAATCCTGCCCAGGTATCATATTATGATGCTGAAGCTGAAAAAGTTATAACAACAACTTCTAGTTCGACAAGAAGAGCATTACAATCAGAATTAAAAAGTACTATTGCAGATAGAGATACTATTAATGTAAGATTGGAAGCTGTAATGGATTCTGTAATGAGAATTGATACAGAACTATTAGAGTTAGAAATTGGTAATGAAGAACAAAGAGAATTAGGACCACTTAAATATCTTGCAGAAACAACTGGTAAAGATATGGGACAAGTAGTTAATTGGTTTTTATTATTAATTGTATTTGTATTTGATCCATTAGCAATTGCAATGGTAGTAGCAGCTAATTTTGCATTTGCTCAAATAAAACCAGAAGAAAAAATAAAAGTTCCTTCACCTAAACCTATTATTCCTAAAGAACCTGAAGAACCTAAGGAACCTGAAGAAACACCATCTGTAACAGAAAAGGTAATACAGATAGATAGTACCGGAGGACATAAAGTTCTTCAAATAAAAAAAGAAGATATCTACCAAGAACAATCTGATCAAGGAATGACAGCTGGAGGAGGAAGAATACCTAAACAACCTAAAAATTTATAATATGGCAAAAAAGAAACAAGTTACAAAATTTAAAACAAAAAAGAAAGGTAGAACAACTTATATGATATGCAGAAACAGCATTGAAGATAAATCATATTGGGGTTGGCAAATCTTAGCTAAACATCCTAGATGTAATGAATGGTCAGAAGTAGGAGAAGGAGCAACTGCAGTATTATGTTATAAATGTGTTAATAAAACAGTAGGACCTCCAGATATTAGAGGAGGATATAAATCATCTGGTAGATTAAGAGGCTGGCAGTTCATGAAAGAATTTGTTGATAAAGAAGGTAATGTATTTCATAAAGGAGTAGAACAACCTAAACTCAAAGGTACATTAGAACCTACAAAAGCAAAACCAGAAAAGAAAAAACTTACCAAGCGTGAAAAAGAAACATTACGTACCAAAGTCCTGGAACAAATGAATATGGTCAGAGGCAATATTAAAACAGCCAAGTATAAAAAGGATATCAGAGCCAATGCTGTTAAAATGAGGAAGTTAGAACGTCAGTTAAAAAAGCTTTATTAAATTTGTTTTTACGAGAATAATTTATTATATTAAAGTATTATGAGTGATTTATATAACGAGCGACCAATCAAACCAAAACAACAAGAAGAATTAATTCAGCCAACTCAAGAGGTATCACCATACCAAGAATTGAATGATATATTAGCTAATCAAATTGAATTAGATGATTCTGTCATTTATCTTAATGATGAAATAGAAAGTCATTCTTTATTTGATTTGATGATTCGTGTTAGGCGTATATTAAAATATAGACAAACACCAGCATATAAAGGAGATCCAAATGCCCCAGTTAATTTAATGATAAATAGTCCAGGAGGAGATATTCATGAAATGATGGGAATTATTGATTACTTAAAATCATTAGATGTAAAAGTAAATACTATATGCAGAGGCAAAGCCTTTTCAGCCGCATCTGTTATATTAACATGTGGTACAGGAATGAGAATGGTTAGTAAAAACTCAACCATAATGTTTCATCAAGCATCTTCAATGATATCAGGTAAGTTGACAGACGTAACAGCAACTGTAGATTTTGTTAAACAAGTTGAACAAGATATATATGATTTGTTAGCAGATAAAACAAAAAAAGATGCAGCATGGTGGAAAGATCAAATGAGAACGGATATGTATTTAACTTCAGGCCAAGCATTAGACTTAGGCGTAATTGACCAAATAATTTAAAGATATGAAATTAACAGCAGAACAAATAGTAGAAAATTGGGAGTCCTTAATTAAGGTTATCGAAGATAACTTTAAAGGTGAAAGAAAAGAAAAACTTTTAGCAATGTATACAGACTTAGAAGATAGAATGTCAATGCAACCAGCTTCAAGTATTGACCATTATCATAATGCAATTGAAGGCGGATATGTAGATCATGTATTGCGAGTAATTAAATGTGCAAAAGAGGTTCATGCATTATGGACTAAAATGGGAGCGGATATGTCTGGCTATACAAAAGAAGAATTAATCTTTACAGCATTAAATCATGATATTGGTAAAATGGGATTTCCTGGAGAAGGTAATGAAACATATATTCCTAATGATTCTGAATGGCATAGAAAAAATATGGGAAGGATGTATAAGGTTAATCCTAACAACCAATTTACCCTTGTAAACGACCTATCTATTTGGTTATTGCAGCATTATGGTATTGAGATCACTTGGAATGAAATGTTAGGTATTAAATTAACTGATGGATTATATGATGAACATAATAAACCTTATTTCATGTCTAGAACAGCAGATTCAAAATTAAAAACTAACTTAGGTTTTGTAATGCATCAAGCAGATTGTATGGCAGCAAGAATAGAATATGAGATGTGGGCAAAGACAAAATCATCTCAAACAACTGCTAAAAAAGCTTCACTTGCAGGATTTAATAAAAACAATAAAAAGGCCAATTTTAAAAAATTAGGTAACATTGCAGCAAAAGGAGAAGCTGGAGCAGCAATGAAAATGTTTGATGACTTATTCGGAGATAATAAATGATAACAACAATAATAATATTAGCGGTTGCATTAACAATATCACTATTTGTTAATATAAACCAATTAAAAAAACAAGAAGATCAATCAGATTATATTGAGGATCTAGAAAAATCAAATCTAGATTACTATAACTTTTTTGATGGATTAAAAACAAAAATTAATGAAGCCAACTCTGAAATACGAAATGCTGATAGACAAGGAGCATTTGAAGCATCAGACGAAGTAGGCACTTCCTTTAAGTTAATCAAAGAAGTAATGGAAGACCTAAATCGTGGAGTTAACTAATGAATGAACAAACAGAACTATCAGCAGTAGACAAATTTTATATCTGGTTAGAAGAAGATAAGGCTCGTATTGAAGAAGAAGCATTACTTCCAAAGAAAAAGAAACGAGGCCGAAAGCCAACTAAAAAACAATATTTTACATATATAACCGATCATGCAATAGTTGCATATAATAGTGAAGATGATGAATTAAAACGTAATAAAGTTTACAGAGAACATATACATTATGCATTTGATAAACTAGCTGAAAATATTATACATACTTTTAAGTTTTATTATTTTGATGTACCTTATATAGATGTTAAATGTGAAACAGTTGCATTCTTAAATGAAAAAATACATAAGTATGTTTTAGGAAAAGGTAAAGCATTTTCATATTTTAGTATTGTAGCAAAAAATTATCTTATTATTGCAAATAATGCAAATTATGCAAAAATGAAAGCAAGGACAGATTTAACAGTAATAGATGATAGTAGAGATCTTGGAGGTGAGGCATCATATAATGATTACCAAGAAGGCCTAAAAGATTTTACAAACCAATTTGTAGATTACTATACAACAAATTTAAATACTATATTTTCAAACAAACGAGATATTATTGTAGCCGATACATTATTAGAATTATTTCGAATTAGAGATAATATAGAAAATTTCAATAAGAAAGCTCTTTATATTCTTATAAGAGAAAGGACAGGTCTTAAAACACAAAACATTACCAAAGTAGTTAATATAATGAAAAGACATTATGCTTCTATGTATGAAAATTATTCACATAGAGGGTATATTGGCACCCATAAATCATAGTTGTACATATTTATTTTAAAGGGAATAAACTATGCATGATGAATTTGAATTATTCAAAGGAACTACATTTTCTGATTTAATGAAAGATATCTATCATAATTCTAAAAAGAAAGATAGACAAATTAATACATTGATTCAAGAGCTACAACCTTTAATTAAAAATATAGGTGATGCAACTGTGATAGTTCCATTAATAAAAGAATACCTAGATGTATCCGTTAAGAATGATGAACATCTAGTTAAATTAGCTGCAGTTGTTCAACGATTAGTTGGAAGTGGAAATAAGGAAGGTGGAGATGAATTTGGAATGTCTGAAGAAGAAAAACAAAGATTATTACAAACAGCTCAGGAAGAATTAGATGCAATCCAACAACAACAAGATGAAATTGATTTAGGAGATTCTAAATGAGTCAAGCAGGATTAACATGGGCATATGGAGAAGTAGTTGACATAACCCATGCATTTAAAAATACAACAGCATCGGAATCAAAAAAGAAGCAAGGTGGTTCTGGTGATGAAGCTATGGATAATGTTCGTGGTGAAGTAACAATTCAATTACAAGGAAACCAAGCAGGAGCTGGTTCTGGACCAGGTAAACAAGTTACAGCATATCCAGCTGATATTAATACAACTCGTATACCTCTAGTAGGAGAACATGTTGTATGCTTCCAAGGACCTGGACCTGAAATGGGAGCAGCCTCTCCAGATGGCGCAACAGGTAAAAAAGCTGCAGGAATGCAGTATGATTTAGATTGGTATTATCTTGCTCCAGTATCATTAGGAGGAAGTATTCATACAAATTTGAATCCTGCTTCAAATGCAAAAGGAGTAAAAAGTCCAACTAGAGTATTACAAGATGGTAATAAGACTAATAAAGTAGATGCATATGCAAATGCAGAAGCTGGTAATCCTACTACATCAAATAAAAAGCAAGATGCAAAAGAAGGTGTTCCAGCAGAAGAGCCACCAACTACCGATCAATTATCTAGTAAGATGATTTCAAAATTCCAAAAATTAGAAGAAGCAGTTCTTCAATATCAACAAGCAATGGAATCTGGTGATACTCGAAAAACTCCAGAAGGTTTAAAGGATAGAGAAAATAAAATTGAAGAGTATAAAGAGAGATTGGTACGAGAAGGGTATACCGGAGAATTCAAAGAATCTGAAGAAAAATTTGGATATAACACTGTAACAGGATATTTAGAATTATCAACATTAACAGCTGATAATTACGAATTTAATAATATGCCAGTTGGTAAAGGTGGAACATATAAATCAATTGCAGAATTACATGAATTAGATAGAGGATATGAAAATAATAGTTTTTATACAAAAGAAGAATCATCTAAATTTGTAGAACAATTTAAAGAACCAACAGAACGTAAACCTGAAGTTGATCAAAACTATTCTCCTAATCCTAAAGATTCTAATCCTACCGCAGGACCAAACCCTAATACATCAGATAATAAAACTAATCCAGCTCCAGGTAATGATTTTGTAGAACAAACAGAACTAAATAATTTACAGCCATATGAAGGTGATATTTTAATACAAGGTCGTTTTGGAAATTCTATACGATTTGGATCAACAGTTAATCCAAAAGAACCAGAACGATATATAAAAATGCCATCATGGGGCGAGGGGCAAGCAGGTCCAGGAGCTCCAATTAATATATTAAGAGCAGGGCAAGCACCTTCTCAGAAAAATTCTAGAAATGAATATATCATCGAAGATATTAATGGAGACAAAGCTTCAATCTATATGTGTTCAGGACAAAAAATTGCAGTTTCATTAGCACATAACCAATATGATGCAATTGAACAGCCATTTAGTAATTCATCAGATGAAGCCCATTATAGTTCTAATGGATATGCTATTCCATCTAAAGATTGTAATGGTATTAGTGCACCAATATTTCCTGCAGAACCATTAGAACCAATTCCAGATGATGTAGAAGATTTAGAATTATTAGATGGTGAATATGAATATTTTGATACTGAAAGAGGATCACCAACTAGAGGGCGAGTTGTTGGTACAGATAGAATACGATTAATACAAGGACAACCTGTATTAGAAAAAATGTGTGGCAAAGTGCTTACATTATTTAAGGCAGCAAAAGCTGATGGAGTAGAAATAAAATTAAATAGTAGCTTCAGAGGTCTTTGGCAAATCAATCATCCAAGAACAGGAAAGAAATTAGCATCAGGACAAGTAAATTGTAGATATGCAAATGCAATTAATAAAGGTTGGAAAACAGAAGCCAATAAAAAAGATAGATCAAGTCCGTTATGGACAGCAAGTTCAACTAAATTTTCATGTTACGTAGCAATACCAGGTTATAGTAGACACCAAAGTGGTACTGCAATTGATTTAGATTATAAACGATATCTAGTAAATAAAGATGGTAGTCGATCAAAAACTAGTACTACTAATACAAAAGGAGTTTATGCATGGTTGGTAGCTAATTCATATAAATATGGATTTGTAAGAACTGTGACAACAGAAGAATGGCATTTTGAATATAACACTGCACTTGCAAGCAAAGGACCGTTTTCAAAATTAAGAGCAGGTAAATCAAGTAATTCATGGCATGGATTAGATGCAGCATTTGAACAAGGAAAGTTAGGACCTTGGCCAGGACAAAGTTAAACGGAAAAAAATTATGGCAAAAAGAGAATCTTACGAAAATTTAAAAGTACCAAAAGGACATGTAGTAGATAGAACCGAAACTATATACGAAGGTGAAATATGGGGAATGGAAAATGTATACATTTTTCCAGGAGATATGAAACGAGATGTGCGTGGAATATTATGGGTAATACCACCTACATCAACTGCAGCAATAGAATATTCAGATGATCCTGGATTTGTAGGACAACATTATGCATATGACTTGATTAAGCAATCTATCCAAGAAGGCCATATACCACAAGATGACTGGGTTATTGTTGTAGCAGCAAACCATAGATGGAGTTTAGAACAATGTTCATCTAATGCAAAAGATGTATTTAGAGAGCAAGGACTAAGTTACGCAAAACATATTGATTTATGTGGATGTTGTACAACCCCAGATGGAAAACAATATTTAAATGCCATATATGCAATTGGTGAAGGAGCAAATGCAATAGACTTTACTGATACAGAACTTACAAATGTAATAATGTCAGATCCAATATTATATCCTCCATTAAAGATTCCAGAAGATATAGCATCAAATATTACGTTGGCAATGAACCCAAATAACTATGATCCAACAACACCATCAGGAGAAGCTTCTTTAAATGCATTTGAAGAACTAAAAGAAATTATACCTGCTGATAATGTAGTAGAATCCAACCAAGATGCATTTAATACAGCAGCAATTGCGGCAGGTATATTAGCTTTAATAAATTTTGGTGCTGATTTAATAGACATGTTTGGACCTCAAGGAGGAGATTTAGGAGATGCACCTGGAGACCTAGACGAAGATTTAGAAGAAATAGGAGTAATGGATGATCCAGCTGGTACACCAGAATCAAAACAAAAAGATCAAGGTACACCAACACCATCTCCAGTTGCAGGCTGTGCAGATTATGAAAGCCCTCAAGTTATTATTACATCAGATAGATTAGTATTTAATGCACGACAAGATGTAATTTTATTATCTGCAGGAACAAAAATAGGATTATCAGCAACTGAAGCGGTAGGAATAGATGTAGGAGGGGCAGGCCATTTCACAGTAAATGCACCAGAAATTCATTTAGGATTAGATTCAGTCGAACCATTAATACTTGGCCAACAAATGCATGATTGGTGTGTTGAATTAATAGATAAGATTCAAATGTTAACATATACAAATTCTGGAGGTCCAACAGGTCCAGCAATTAACGCTGCAATTTTAGATACATTAAAGACAGATTTTGTTTGGAACTATATAAAAAGCGATCAGAATTATACTTTATAACAACCACCATAATTCTAGTATCTTCATATTTATATTAAAATAAATTGGAGAAGACTATGGATACGAAGAGTTTCGTTAAAATTTTAAGAAAAGTTATAAGAGAAGAAGTTGGTAAAGCTGTTAAACAGGCTATCAATGAACAACAGGTTAACACTAATCAAGTTATTGAACATGGTATGAATTTATCAGAAATTGCAGAAAATCCTATGCCAAGGAGGCCTATTGCAAGAAAAAAGAAATTTACAAAAAATTCAATGTTAAATGATTTATTAAATGAGACAGCACAAACAGGTGATTTTGCATCAATGGTAGATGGACCACCAGTTAGTATGATGGAAGATTATCCACAAATGGGTCCAACAAGAACATCTACTATGGCAAGACCAAATCAAGTAATGACAGGTATAGATGGAGAATCTGTAAAACCAAAGACCCCAGAATTACAAGCTGTGCAAGATGCGTTAATGAAAGATTATAGTGGAATCATTAAAGCAATAGATAAGAAAAATGGTAAAATGGGAACTAGATAGTGGCAGATAAATACTTCAAAAGCAAAAAAGAATCAGCTTACTTAAAAGGTGGTGGTCGACCGATATATCGTTACAATGTTAATGATATGGAAGCTGACAAGGCTATTGGAGTAATGCTTCCGTTTAATGGAGCAGCTGCTGGCGTAACATCAAAACCAAATTTAGCATATGGAGAAGTATCTGGTTCAACTGGTGCAAATGAATTAGCAGAAAAATTAGCTGGTAAATTTCCGTTATCATATACAACAGAACAGCAAGCATTAACAAATCTTAAAAACCTGTTATTAACATATCCAGGTGAGAGATATATGCAACCAAAGTTTGGAGTAAGAATTAAAGATAGAGTATTTGAACCAAATACACCAGAACTAATAATTAGTTTAAATAAAGAAATACAAGATGCTATAAAATTTTGGTTACCTTATATTATTATCAAAAATATTAATATAGATAACCGAGATGATAAAAACCATCTTACAAATTATTTATTTATTAAACTTACATTTAGAGTGACCGAACAAGGAGCAAACCAAGAGATAACATTAGTGAGTAACGGTGAAAGTACTACAACAGTTGACGCAGGATCAATGGCATCATATTAAGGGAATAACCAATGGCAGAATTAGTTAAAAAAGATATAAAATATTTAAGTAGGGATTTTGGTGAATTTAGACAAAATTTAGTTAACTTCGCAAAAAATTATTTTCCAAATACTTATAATGATTTTAATGAATCATCACCAGGAATGATGTTCATGGAAATGTCGGCTTATATAGGCGATGTATTATCATATTATTCAGATAGTAATCTTAAAGAATCATTACTGGGATATGCAGAAGAAAGAGCAAATATTAATTCTATTGCAGCGGCATTAGGATATAAAACAAAAAATATGATATCATCATTAGTAGAATTGGATGTATATCAAACAGTGCCAGCAACTGGTACAGGTGTTAATGCAAAACCAGATTGGAGATATGCATTAAATATTGAAGCAGGAATGATTGCAAAATCAAATACAGGTGTTGAATTTAGATCAGTTGATCCAGTAGATTTTGGCGCAACAGGTTCAGCAACTAATCCTAGAACAGTAACTGTATATCAAATTGATGAAGCAACTGGAACACCAACATATTTCTTAATCAAGAAAAAAGTTGCAGCTGTATCAGGAGGAATAACACAAGAAGATTTCAGATTTCAAGAACCTAAAATATATGATAAGATAGTATTGAAAGATACAGATATAATTGATGTAGTTGATATTATTGATGAACAAGGTAATAAGTGGTATGAGGTTCCGTATTTAGCTCAGGATACAATTCAAGAAGGTATTAGAAATACACCAATGATAGATCCAGAACTAAGTTCTTATAATAGTAGTGTACCATATATCTTAAAATTAAGACGAACAGCTAAAAGATTTGTAACAAGATTTAGAGCAGATAAACAATTAGAAATTCAATTTGGTGCAGGTATATCTGAAGAACATGATAGAGATTTAATACCAAATCCAGAAAATGTTGGATTAGGAATAAAAGGATTAAATAGAGAAGTTGATGTATCAATTGATCCTGCAAACTTTTTATATTCAAGTACATATGGACAAGCACCTTCACAAACTACCTTAACAGTTCGTTACTCAAGAGGTAAAGGACTTTCAGATAATGTACCGGCTAATTCAATACAAGAAGTTTCATTTGCATCTTATGCAAATTCAATCCAAAATTTAGATACATCAATATTAAATCAAGCAAAAGGATCGGTAGCAGTAAATAATCCATTACCTTCTAGAGGAGGAGCTTCTGCAGAGTCAGTAGAAACTACAAGACAAAAAGCATTAAGTGTATTTGCAGCACAAAATAGAGCAGTAACAAAAGAAGATTATATCTTAAGATGTTATACCATGCCACCAAAATTTGGACATGTAGCTAAAGCATATATTATTCAAGATGAACAAGTAGATTCAACAGATCCTGAAGCTAAAATACCTAATCCATTAGCAATGAACATATATGCAATGGGATATAATTCTACCAAACAATTGGTAGCTCTGAATCCTGCTATTAAACAAAATCTTAAAACATATATATCACAGTTTAGATTAATGACGGATGCAATTAATATTAAGAATTGTTTTATTGTTAATTTAGGTATTGATTTTGAAGTAATACCAAAACCAACCTTTAATGGTTCTGAAGTAGTATTAAGATGTGTAAATAAACTTAAAGAATTATTACATGTAGATAATATGCAGATTAATGCACCTATTGTAATTTCCGATGTTTATACAAAGTTAGATAATGTCGAAGGAGTACAAACGGTTGCAGATGTAACGATAAAAAATCTATATGATTTAAACTCAGGATATTCAGGAAATGTATATGATATCAAAGCTGCAACATTAAATAATATAATTTATCCATCATTAGATCCATGTATATTTGAAATTAGATATCCTAATTCAGATATCAAAGGTAGAATTGTAGGAATATAAGGGAAATAGAATATGCAATATCAAATATATGCCAATAAAGATACAACATTATATGAAAAATTTCCAAGTAAGAATACTGGAATTGATCAGATACTTGAGTTAATAAAAACAACTTCTGGTTCTCGATTAGATGACTTATTTCAAATTGGAACATATAATAGTCGTATATTATTAGATTTTTCAGGACCAGAATTTACTGCATTATCTCAATCTATAGTTGATGGAACTGTAGGAAGTACGCTTCGTAAGTTTTATTTAAACATGAAAAGTATTTATGCATCTGATATGCCAATAGATTTTACATTGTATGCATATCCAGTTTCTGAATCCTGGAATAATGGAAACGGAAATTATGCAGATATACCTGAAACTCGTAACGGATCTTCATGGTATTATTCTGATGATTATGATTCTGCAACAAGATGGAACACAGGATCTGCTCATAGTGCACATCAATTAGGAATACAAGAACCATTAGGAGGAGGAACTTGGATAACAGGTTCTGGATATGAAGCATCTCAATCATTCGCATATGAATCTGCAGATGTTAGAATGGATATTACTACCATTGTTAATAAATGGTTAGATGGAACTATACCAAATTATGGATTAATATTAAAACAATCATATTCAGCCGAATCAAGTAATAGTGATTCTCTTAATATAAAATATTTTGCAAAAGATACTCATACAATATATGCACCAAAATTAGAAGTGGTTTGGAGAGATCATACCGTGACAGATGCTACTTTAACTGAAGTTCATCAAACTAATAACGGAGGACCAATTGCATTCTTTAAAAATATAGAAGAAAAATATCCTGAAGGAAGTAGAGTAACATTTAGAGTCGGAACTAGATCAAAATATCCAACTAAGACATATACAACATCATCATTCTACTTAAATGAAACACAAAGATTAAGTTATACAAGTTCATATGCGGTATATGATGCAAATACAGATGAGATTATATTAGATTATGATGATACATATACAAAATTAAGTGTTGATTCAAACGGAAGTTATTTTACTTATTGGATGAATTCATTAGCACCCGAACGATATTATAAATTTAAAATCAAATCAAAATATCCAGATGGAACAATTAAATATTTTGATAATGGTTATTATTTCAAAGTGGTAAGATAAAATGGAAGACTATCAAGCACATAATGTTGGAGGAAAGTCTGCAGTAGATGTTCAGCAAGCTACTGATGATCATATATTAAAACGATTAAATAAAAAAGTTAATGGTTTAGATAGATTGATAGGCCAAACTCCTACTATTCAAAATCAAGGAGACCTTATAAAACCAGATGGTACGATTGCAAAGGATAATGAAGATATTAGATTAGTAGAACAAAGACCTTTACGTACTCCTCGTGGTGTTATTGAATATAAAGAAGCTACTCCTAATGAAAACTTTCCAATTAAAATACCATTACAATCTGTAAAATATGATATAGAATCATTTATGGAAGCTGTAGATACAACTTTTAATAGTTATCTTAAAGGATTTGAACAAACTGATTTACCTGAAGAAGTTACAATAAATGTTTTAGATAACCCATCTGAACCACAAATTGAAGTTGAGACTCGTTTTGTTGATTCTAGAGATAATGAAACCGACGAAGAAGAAGTAGAAGATCCGCCAACAGCAACCGAACAATTTGGTGATAAATTTGAATTGAAAACAGAATTTAATTCTGCAGGAGACTTAACAGGAGTTGCAGGAATGATATTTATTGTTTGGAAAGGTGTACGATATAGATGTAATAATGGTTCTACTCAAGGAGATGATAATTCAATTGGAGGATCACCTGTACATCATTTTGATGGAGGTGTCAATCCACCACCAGTTAAAGGATTAACAAATACAAGAGAAGGTAGAAATTTAGAAGTGTTCATGAAAGATCGAGACATGACATATGATGATATAGATATAGTACCAAAAGCTGAAATCACAACAGAAACTACAGCAATAGAGCGATTAGTAGTAAGTAATGATTTAGATGATGTAGAATGGGGCCCAGCTGAAAAAGATGGTTGTCAATATAATACTAATGAGGTTGATCTTAATTTAGGAGATGGTAGAGTAACATTTGAAAAAGGAGATCTTATAAGACCAGCTGGTTTTGATGATGATGATTTAAGTGATTATGATAAAGCATTTTTACCAGACATGTCATCTAGATGGACAGAATACCATCCAGAAGAAACACAAAAGCCTGCTAAACGTTCTCAAATATATACTCCTACTGGAAATGAGTTTACAACTAAACAATGGGAAGGTGAACTTATTAGAGGATATACTGGAGGTCTAAAAGGTGGTTACTTTATGGTATGTAGAGGAGAGGTGAGAAAGTATACTGGTGGACTTGCTTTTTACGCAACAGTAAAAAAATTACCATCATCTGTTGAAGCAAACACAGCAGAGAATAATTACGATGAATATCATAATAGAACATATACAGCAATGGATTGGAGCCAGATAAGATATTTAGGATATCCTGCATCTTCGATGGTAACTAAAGCAACGCTAGACGGATCAGAACGAGTAAAAATATCTCAACATAGTGACGGAGCTGGTTGGAATTATGAACTTGAGGTTGGTAAGAAATATCATGCAAATGCTAGAAGATCGCATAGGCATGGTAATAGTACCCATAGTCACTATGCACGGGCGGCTGGTCATATTAGGTTAAGTAACTGGACAGAAAATTCTTTAACTTCTATTTTTATTCCAAAAGGGATAAAGGTTAGGCTCAGAACAGGAATTCCTGATTCACCATTCTTTTCACCTGGTAGAGAAAAATGGATAATAGGTGATGATTATAGAATCAATTTTGGTAGAGGGGACAATGATGATTATGATACAATTGAAGTTTATGAACATAATGGCGGAACAAGAGGATTAAGAGCTGGAGGTGCAGAGTTAACTAGAGATAGGTATAAAAAATATATAGCTGAGGATAGTTTCTATAGAAAATCACATTTAGCACCATATAACAAATTATTTGAAGGATAGAAAGACTAATGGCAATAGAACAATATCTAAATAGTGAAAACATAAAAGCATCAAATAAACCAATTGATGCATTACAACTCACAGCTGATGATCAAGAAGTAATTGCAAGTGAAGTAGTTGAAATACGTAAATTTGATGATCCTGCTTTAGATGAAACAGTAGAGTTACATGTTTATGATATGATGAGTAATTATATCACAAGTGAACATACAGCTGATCACTGGAAAGCATTTAATACTGAAGACAGTCTTGTTCAATTTGATTTATATAAAAACTTTGATGACTTAGGAATCAAGCAAGGAACATATAAATTTGTTCTTAACTTTTTTAGACCAATTGTAGGTGATGATGCAAATCCATCATTATACATAAAAGAAATATCTGCAGATCGTACAGAATTAAAAGTATATATTGGTGACGAAAATATAAAACAAAAGAAAAAGGCCATTAAAACATTAGATATATCTGATTTAACAACATCAGAACAGCTATCAATGTTCCATACAAGAAGAAATGAGTTATGTGGTGATAATGGGTTTATGAACTTATTATTCTTGAATTTTGGTAGAAATAGATTAGCACAATTTGTAAATTATAGATGGTTAAGTGATTCTAGAGAATTATATATTAAGTTATATCAACCATTACAGGAAAATTACAAAGAAAAACAACGACTATGGATAGTTCAACAAGTAAGACAACCATATACAGATAATGTAGTACTTTACAGAAAGCCAATTGAATCTCCAACCAATGCAATGAGAGGTCCAAATTTTGAAGTGGATGCAAAATGGTCAAAAATTAACGAAACAAATTTCCAAAACTGGAACGATTTATTAGGATCTGCGACATCGACTTCACAGCAAATTATAGATAAAATGTTTTCTGGATCTTTACAAGGAGTAGAGTTAGGAATTGATTATTCTGGATTCCAAAACTTTGTTCATTACTCATCAGCTAAAGAAAGAGTTGCAAACTTTAAACATAAAATAGAATTAGTTGAATACTATGATGATCAAGTTAAAACATTAAATTCAGTATCAGAATCTAACGAAGTAAATGCAAATAAATCTTTATACGAAAAATATAAAGATAATATTTTAGGCGGTTTTGATGGTTTTGAAAAATATCTTTATCAATATAATACAGGAAGTATTTATACAAATGCAACCTCAGGTTCCAATATTGGACATGAAACGTTTGTTGTTGAGCCATGGCCAAAAGAAGGATACGGAGTAACAACTTCAGATAAACAATTTACAGCTAACCAATGGACATTATGTCATTCAACATCATCTCAAGCAGAAGTATGGTATAATGCATTAGAAGCATCTGCTTCATTATGGGATTTCCATAACGATCATGCATTAGTAAAAACAGTACCAGAACATATTAGAGAAGATAATAATAATTCTGAGTTTGAAACATTTGTACATATGATTGGCCATCATTATGATATTATGTATTCATATGTTAAACATCAAACGGATGTATACAATAGAGATGAACATCATAGACATGGTTTATCAAAAGACTTATTATATGAAACTGCAAAATCATTTGGTTGGCATTTAGAAAATGGAAATCAACATGAACGTTTATTTGAATATTTATTAGGTACAGATGAATTAGGATCATTTGGAAATATCAATGATAGAAGAATAGATGATAATTTAATATTATATGTTCCATTTGATGAAGGTAGGCCTGACTTTGCAAGACAAAATTTTATAGATTATGGTATAGTAAAAGATCAAGCATTAGAAGCATTTGATAAACCAATATTTGAAGAAGGCGCACATGGTTGGGGCGGAAAATTTGATGGAACAAATTATCTAAAATATAATAAACCATATGACTATGGAACAGATGATTATGCAGTATCATTCTGGATAAAAGATGCAGACCTTACAAATGCAACCGGATATGTATTTAGCGCATTATCAGGATCTGGAAATGATGCAGGATGGGGAATTTATGCAAATGCTCCATATGGAACGCTGAGATGGGTACAAAACTATTCAGGCTCTCATGGAGAACATACAGTTACTCTTGATAAACATACTACAAAGATATTTTCATCATCATATCTTGATACAACGTCATTAGAAGGAACATCAACTGGGGGTGTATCAAATGGCTGGCATCACATAGTATTTAATGTTAATAGACAAGAAAGTGCATCTGCATACCTTAATGGAACATTTGTAGAAGGCACAGATATTTCAGTTAGTGGATCTCATGATATAGGACCTGAATCAACAGGTGATTATCCAAAACCAATTCTTGGTGCAAGAGATACTAATAATACAGGAGTCCCTTATAGTAACTTTACTGGTTCATTAGATGAGTTTAGAATATATAACAGAACATTAACAGATGCAGAAATATCAGATTTATATACAAATAAATCACAATATATAACTCAATCATCAGCCGTATCATTTGCAACTCCAAAAGAAGATTTAACAAAGCAGGTATGGAGAAGAGTAGTTAATAATTTACCTCACCTATTAAAAACAAAAGGAACATCTAGATCAGTTAAAGCTTTATTATCATGTTACGGTATTCCAGAATCTTTATTATCTATTAGAGAATATGGTGGACCTAAAATGCCAAAATCTGAACCAGCAGGAATATATGATCAATTCTCATATGCATTGCAAATACAATCTGGTTCATATGTAGAATTTACTCATGATCATTATAAAACAGATTTATATGATTGGGGATTCCAAAGAGAGTATTTATCTGCAGGAGATACAATACCTGATCAAACAAGAGAGTGGAGATTCAAACCAGCAATAACAGCAAGTATGATAATTTACTCTGCAGGTCTTGTAGGTGCCATACCAGTGCCTATATCACATATTGCAATTGAATATACAGGTTCATATTCAGGTAGTGCAAATTATGGTAGAGTGCATTATGTGCATGGACAAGGTGCTGGATCAACAACACCAATGACAGCATCATCAGATTGGGCTCCTTTATATGATGGTAATTTTTGGAACTTGAGATATTATTGGGAAGCAACCGGATCTGACTCAGGAATATATAATATAGCTGCTAGTACCAATGTCACTTACCATGTACAGGTACAACAAGCTTCAGATTATGTTAAAGGAAAATTAATCCATTCAGCAAGTTTATCTGTTACTCCAACTTATAATGCACATAACAATGCATGGAGTACAGCAACAGGAGCAACAGCTGGATATCTAGGAGGCCAAACTGGATCAACTGGTGGAAATACCTTCAAAGTAAATCAATACTTAAATCATGCAATTGGAAATGGATCAACATCAGGTGGTGCATCTGATCCTGCAGGAATAGGAACATTTACAGGTTCATTCCAAGAATATCGCGAATGGTTAGAAAATATAGGTCAAAATGCATTTGATAAACATACATTGAATCCAAAATCATATGTATCATCAATTAGCGCAACTTCATCATTTGATACATTGGTAAGGCATTATACTTTTGGAACAAATCAAAAAGGATATAATCATGCAGCGACAATTTATATTTCATCATCACATCCAAATCAAGCTATTCAAGACTTTTCTGATCCAGTAAATGATGGAACAACATCATGGGCAACCGCAAGTAATTTCCAAACACCATGGGATACTGTTAATAATGATCATTATGAGCGAGTAGAAGAAACATATTATATTCATGGACCAAGTATTGGAGGAAAGAATTTAAAATCAGAAAAAATAAGAATTGAAGATAATAAATTAGTTCATCCATTGAATAGAGAAACTAGAGGAGAAATAAGTCAGTATGATACAGTATCAAATGATTCTGCTAAACTAGGAATATATTTCTCTCCTCAGGATATGATAAACAAAGATATTTTCAATCAAATAGGTAACGTTGCATTAGATGATTTCTTTGGTTCTGCAGAAGATCAATACAAAGAATTGTATCCAAAACTAAAAACATTTGCTCATAGATATTGGAGAAAATATGAAAATGATAATGATATAAATGCATATATAAGAATATTTGCATTATTTGATTTTTCATTCTTCTCGCAACTAAAACAGTTAATACCAGTTAGGACAAATGCAGATTTAGGGCTGATAGTTGAACCAAGTGTGCTAGAAAGGTCTAAAGTAATGGTAGAGGCAGAACCTTCAAGAGAAGAACTGCATTATGAAGATTTTATACCAGATCCTTTCCCTGATCCAATCATGGACATATTACCATTAACAGCATCTGTAGATGCATTAGAACCTTTAGAAGCTGAACCAATGCATTATACTGCATCTATTTCAGATATACAAACAATGGAAGGTGAGCCAATGCATTATACAGGTTCTTTAAATTTTGAAGTTCCTGTTCATTCTAATTTATCAGGTTCATTGACAAGATCAATTGTTACAGTAAATGATGTTATTAATGGAACTAATTTAGGAGTATATAAAATAGCAACCGGATCAGTTGACGGAGATGATTACACAGATCCAGGAATAGATTTATTTAGAATAGGAGATGGATATCCTGGAGCAACATATAGGTATATAGGCGTAAGATATGATACAACAAATGGTGGTTGGATAACGCAGTCAAGACATGAATTAGAATGGTCACCAACCGGCTCTGTAGTAATGGAACAACGTAAATCTCCGATGTTTAGTAAAAAGGTATTTTATTATGGACCTGAAAATGCTGCATCACATCACTTTAGATTGGATAACTTTAATGGTTCAAGAATGTTAGATTCTAGACCAACTTATAACCATTCATCAGGCTCCGGATTTGAATCAGTAAATACTTCAGGAACTGCAACTCAGAAAGCTGCATCAACTGCTAGATTTGAAACGATAACTCATAATAATTGGACCGGCCAAGCCATGTTATTTGATCTTCAAGGACCACAGTTATCTGCGACACATAATAGAGGAGGTACTAGAATCAAATTAACAGATGATATAATGCTTCCAAAATCTGATAACACAGGAAAGTTTAGTATATCAGTAATATTGAAACCTGCTTCTGGATCAGGTGAAGGGGATATTGCATTTCTTGGTAGAGGAGATGCAACAAATCCTGGATTCTGGATTAATAATTATGGTAATTTGGTTGCAAGATCTGAAGATGCAACTTATTGGGGTACATTAGGATCAGGCTTCCAAACAGCTGAATGGAACTCAAGATGGGACGGAGGACAAGCCTGGCCAGTAACAAATGATGCTGCAAGAGATACAAATCATCTAGCATATACATATGACGGTACAGATCCAGAAAATGCAACTATGAAGTTTTACTTAAACGGAAGATTGCAAAACACAGTTACCAAAGATGTAACTGGTGATGTAGGTTTAGGAAGATGGAGAATTAGACATATTGGTATGGGATATAAATCATCAGCAAATACATATGCATATTCAGGATCAATGGCACAGCTTCAGATATTTGATGATTATTGTTTATCAGCCCAAGAAGTTAAAACATTAAACAAATATCCAGATATGCAAGCAAATAGAGATTGGGGAGATGAAAGAGGTAGAAAAGGTAGAATATATATGACTAGAGCAAGACGAAGTAATGGATATGGTACATTTACAGATCTAGGAACATTTTCTACCAGCCATTCATTACAACCAGCAGATTATAGAGATGATGCATTAGATTCATCATATTATGAAGGATCAAAATTAACGGCACCAGGGATAAATGAATTCTCAAATCAGACAACAGATGGGGAAGAAGTAGTAAAAATAACATTAAGAAACAGATATAGTTTAGTATATAAGAAAGATTTACCATCTGGAGGTAATTTAGATGTTAGATAAATGGTATACTTTTCTATGATAAACATATTTATTTAAAAATAAAAAGGGAAACACTATGGGATATTTAGATAATAGTTCAATTACAGTAGATGCTATCCTGACCAAGAAGGGAAGACAATTGTTGGCAAGGGGTAGAGATGAATTCAAAATAACACAATACGCTTTAGCAGATGATGAGGTAGATTACGATTTATGGAATAATGATCATCCATTAGGAACTTCATTCTATGGAGTAGTAATTGAGAACATGCCGGTAATCGAAGCATTACCAGACGAAACTCAAATGATGAAATATAAACTTGTAACACTTCCATCTAGGTCAACTAGAATTCCAGTGATTTCCGTACAAAACAAGAACATTACATTATCGAGTGGTGGTACAGCTTCAATTAGACCATATACTAGAAACTTCAATAGAGGTAACCAAACATTTGGTTATACTGCAGTATTATCTGATTCAGATGCAGCTTATTTAAGAGTAACAAGAGGAACAGGTAGAGCAGGAAGAGGTGCTACGGTTCCTGCATTTATTGGTGATAATGAAGCGGCACAAACAGTAACTGTACAAGGATTGTCATTTGAAGTAATTGCAAAAGCTCAACCAGTAGAAGATAAGACAGCAACTATTACAGTTGTAGGTAATGAAACTGGTGGAAGTGTAACAATTAACTTAACAGTAGAAAAACAAGAATTAGAAACGACACCAGGAGTAGCTTTACAAGCTATGTAAGATTATAAATAAGGGATAAAATAATATGGCATCAATAAAAAGAAATAAGTCAGGATATAATGGTTCATCCATGGCAGCATCAAGAGGAAGATTTGCAGGTAGGTTTAGATCAAGAGGTCCAATGCGAAATATGGCAAGACCAAGACCTAGACCAAGAGCAGAATCACCAGTTCTCCAACAAGATACTGTTAGAGATATTGCGAACCAAGCTCGTATAAGAAATATTGAAATTGAAAGAAGAGCAAGACAGATTGCAAATCAATTAATTGCACAAAGAGAGCGTGCAAGATTAGCAGCAAGGAATGGAAGAATATTTACTGAGTTCGATCTTGATACTGATGTTATCCCAAATCAGCAAGAGGTTGTAACAAGAGGATTATTTCCACCAAATGTTGGTAATCAATTAGATTTTTATACATCATCTTTATTATCTGCAACTCAAAAAAGATATTATTACGAAATATGGAACGGAGATAATAGAACTGCAAATTCATCATATGATGCAACAGGTTCTGCATTAATGAGTATTGCATATGGACATAGATTAGGTTCTGGTTCTGCAGATGAAGGTGGCCAAGTAAATGATACACCATCAAGAGCAATTTATTCTCAATATAGATTATTATGTTTAGAACCAGATGATACTAAGTTTACATTTAACGGCGTTGATTCAGATTCTATATATGTAATGAACTTTAACCGTGCATTGATGAGAGAAAGATTAGATGAAGGAAATATAGAACTTAACTTATCTCACTTATCTGGTTCGGTTTATGGAGCAACAGGAAATAACAATACACATACAGGTTCAAATGTAAAACCTTCATTTGGTGATAGTAGTCCTGAAAATAATCATGTTTTACGTATTACTGATGATTCAAAAATAACTTCTGCAATATCAGTTAGAAGAGGACATTTTGGAAGAAGATATAATATGGTATCTGGATCAATTGAACAAGGAGTTTATAATTCAGTAACACCTTACCATTATGGTTTATTATATCCAGATTTAGGAATTATAATACTTAATGCAGATGTATTAAACGTGTCAGGAGGATTTAATACTGTAACAGGTTCAGAAATAGCAGGTAATAATGCATTTAAATTATTTACATCAATATCGCATTCAGGAGCATATCTATCTGATGCATCTGGTGATAAATTAGGAATACAAGCAAGGTCATCTGAAAAAGTAACATCAACTCATTATTTTGTTAGAGCAACAAATGCGGAATATAATTTTACAAATAATCCAACATTTGTTACCGGTTCAAATGGTAGATTTGCTCAATCATCATTTATTGGAGATCCTAAAGTTTATATTACTACAGTAGGTATGTATAATGATAGAAGAGAATTATTAGCAGTTGCAAAATTAAGTAAGCCTTTATTGAAATCATTTACAAGAGAGGCATTAATTAAAGTAAAATTAGACTTCTAATAGATTCTAATCGTTATAATTCATCATATTTAAAGCTCTCTTATATTTATAAGTATAAGAGAGTTTTTACTATAAAGGGAATATAAATGGCTTCAAGAGCAGTAGTCTTCAGACCAATTAATAAAGATGATGTATCAATTACACCGTTTGAAGCAAATACAGTATTTAGAACAGATGAAACATCATATCT